TTTTTGTTGTAGAGATTTTGCCACGGAAATAATTACGTGTCCAACCTGAGCTTTCTTAATTGAACCACCCATTTGGTCGGTTGTTACAACATCTGATGATATTGAACTTCTATTACCCTGAGTTGCCGTCCATCCAACTAAGTCAAGTTCGTGACACATAGACTCAAAACCTCTCATCACTGACCCCTCAGATTTCCATTCGTCCCCCAAGTTTTTATCCGGAACTACACAGTCAATGTAGTCCAATAATACCATATCAACTTTGATTCCTTCTGAAATCATTTTTCTGATTTGATTTTTAATCTGCATCATCGTCACGGTATCTGATGGAAGTTTTTTAAGTATCAATTCATTAGTCATTTTCTCCTTAACTTCTTTAACTTTAACCATAACCTCATCTTTTCTTATCGACAATTCGTCCGGGTGAATTTTTGTCCATAATGTAATGTGTTTACGTTGGATAATCTTTGGGTTATCCTCAAAGAATATTTGTAAAACATTATATCCCAAATTAAATGCGTGATTTGAGATTTTTGTAAGTAACGTTGATTTACCTACACCTGTTGGTGCTAAAATAACACCGATTTCACCTTTAGCCAACCCTCCTTTTAAGAGTCTATCTATCCCCGGAATACCCATAGGTATCGGATGACGATAATCCTCATTTAGAACATCATCTAAGTTACTAAAAACACTTTCCGTTCCCTTGTCGTGTTCCCCAACTTGTAATGCCTTACTAACCATTTCCTCTAATGTGTCGTAACTCTCAAACTCACCGGTATCAATGATTTTTTGAGCTTTAACCATTACTTTCTGTAACTCCTGTTGTTTACAGAATTTCATAGATTTTTCTTGTACAAATTCAGCCCCTTCAAGTGTAGATTCCTTAACTTTTATAAGGGTGTCAATAATGATTTTTGACGCTAGAGGTTGTTGTATCTCAGATTTTGTAATTTGTTCTAATGTGTCAAAGGTTGGTGTGTGTTCGTATTTTGTATAATACTCTTTAATCATTTGAATAATTAATTTGAAGTATTTATTCTCAAAATAACTTGTTTCAATCACATCTATAATTGACCTTGAAAAGTCTTTGTCGATGATGATTTGGTTTAATAATTGTATCTGAAAGGTACTCCCCAAATACTCAAAATTTTTGTTTGACGCCATATATTTTTCTTTTAGTGTATTAATAAATACTATACACTTAGGTTAACTTCTAAATATTTTTTTGTTAAATCTTTTGATGAAAAGATGTCAGTTAAGTTCATCAATAAGTTTTTTAGGTGTGGACGTACATCCACAGTATATCTTATCTTTGGGGGGTATACTTTAGCATCTATCTGTCTATGACAAATTGTCACATCGTTTTGTTTAATGAAGATGTTAAAGTACTCCGGACCATCAATATAAGACGTATCTAAAATAACCGGATTGTTAATAATTTCGTACATATTATCCGACATATATGTTACGGTTTTTATTTTTAATTGTGTTTGAATATCATCCTTAAAATCAAGGAGTAATTCATAAAGTTCTAATGAGTTTTTTGACTCATTATTAAACTCTCTCACGTTAAAAAATCTCTGTACAATGATGTTATCATTTACCATCATTAAGAATTCTAATTTTACCGAATCTTGGTCTTTCATAGTTTTAATTGTTTTTGTAATTTCTTTTTTCTTTTCTTGTTAGTTTCATAAAGGGTCTAACAAAATTAACCCATGTGTCGTCACCCTTTGGTAGATATTTGAAAAACCCGTCCTCCATCATCATTTTTATAAGGTTTTTATAACCCCTACCTTCCGGGTCCAACGATTCTTTGTAATATAACTCAACAATTTTCTTACCTTCGTCGGTTATTAAAGGATGTGATAAATCAACAATTTTTTTGTTAATTTCAAAGAACTCACCCCCCAAAACACCATTCTTTGTTTTTCCGGACAACAGATTTTGTAATGTTTTGTTGTTTTTATTCTCCTTTAGTAATTCTTCAGCCTTTATTAAAATATCGGTAACGGAAACTGTATTATCAAGTAGCTCAGGAAAAAACTTTATAAGAGTTTTCTCCCCAAGACCTGATATACCACTAATATTATCTGACTTATCACCTGACAATATTTTATAAGTCCTAATATTTTGATGAGGAAAATAGTAATATTCTAACATTACCTTATCACCATTTCTATATGTTTGTTTTGTTTTTGGATAATACACCGATACTTTATCAGATATTAACTGTAGAAGGTCTTTATCCCCCGAGAATATCGTTTTTTGTTCGTTTTCAGAGATTTGACAATAGTACGCAATCAAATCGTCGGCTTCGTTTTTTTCAACGTTTATTTGTCGTATATAACATTCTTCCAAATATTCTTTAATCCTTTCTTTTTGTTCCTCAAAAGATTGGTCTCTAAAGTCATCAATTAGTCGTCGTTTTTCTTTATACTGGGGGTATAAAGTTTTTCGGGTTAGTGAATTGTCATCACCATCCCACATAACAACAACCTTATCAAAATTTTCTTCATCTATCAAACGTCTAATTGTGTTGATAAAATGCCATAACCCACCTATGTGTTTTGTTCCGTTAAAAAAATCTTTAACCCCACAAACACCAACCTTTAATAGGTAATTTCCGTCAACCAAAAGTGTTTTAGTCATTAAATTTATTTAAACTGTTTGTTACCTAATCATATCGTAATCCATTTTTTCAATTTTCTCAATTGAATAAACCTCGAGGTCTTCTTTTAATCTTCCTTCGGAGTTTAGTTTTTCCCACCTTTTTTGTGCTTTGTTTTTCCAGTACTGAATCAGGTTTTCTAAACCATATTTGTCAAAGTTATCCTTCTTCAATAATTCAATACTACCATCAGATAATATATGTTCTTTAATATTTGAATAACCAAATGTCGTATAGTAATACCTTTTTTTAGTTTTTGATTTCATACAACATTTAACAAACTCATTAAATTCGTTGAATTTTTCAATATCTATTTCTTTTAAGTGGGTCTTAATAATTTGAATAATTTTAGTATACTCTCTCATTTTTGGTGCTGATGGTTTTGGGTCTACTAACATTCCGTTCCACTCTTCTTTTCCGTATTTTGGTCTTAAAAAGTTTCTAAGTTTCATATATATGTTATCATTTGGGAACAGAAATAAATCAGATTCCGTCATACCATTATATTTTATATAAGGTTCCAACCCATCATACTGAGATGACGTTTTTATGTTACCATAAAGTGATGTTGTTTCAAGAAAACATAAATTCATCTTATCACCGTATTTTTCTTTGAATAGGTCTAACACTAAGTGTGACCCACATATTAAAGCTAATAACTTACCACCTAAACAGTTAAAACCAAATGGTTGTGTTGGAACAATTACCGAACCATTAACCATATGTTTATTAACACGTGTGGCTTTCAATGTTTCACCAAAATAATCATTTCGTGGTTTTATTGACAATACCGGAGAAGCTATCTTAATAAACCCCAAATATTTTCCGGTTTTTCCCTCCTTAACACCTAAAGCAATTTGTCTACCGATTTGTGATTCCAAAGGTAAACTAATTGTTATTTGAGCTAAATTATTCAATACATTTTGGTCAACAACTTCAACTATAATATCCATATCCTTTGGTTGTACTGTGTGGTCGTTGAATAGTTCTTTACTCCACGTCTCAACGTCAATATTAATAACTTTTTCTTTTTTTCTCTCTAAAAAATAATCTTGGATTGTGGGAACTTTACTATAAAAACCGTTGATTATATCAACCATTTCCATTACCTCTTCGTTTGTTAATTTTAATTCCATTGTTATTTTTTTACTCACTTGTTTTGTTTGTTGTTATAATATTTTATTACTCTTTTTCAAATTATCTTCAGCCCACAAGGGTTGGAGATTTTCATAATGACACAACATATAAAGTTCGTCTTCTGTTTTTGCTGATGATAATGGAATGATGTGGTCAATATGCCACTCACTCCTGTTATCCCAACACATACCATCACTAAATTGGGTTTCTAAATGTTCTTTAAGAAATTCCGGTGTACAACCGACAATATCAAACGTTTTGTTAGTTTTGGTAATGTTTCGGGTTTTAAGAAACGATAAAAGTCTAGACCTCATCACACATTTTAATCGAAAAATAACATCATTCTTTAATCTTAAAGAATGATAAAGATTTCTTTTTACTTTAACTTTCTCCTTATTTTTTTCTGACCATTCTTTTTTATAAGTTAAAATATTTTCTTTATTCTTCTCATAATATATTTTATACCTGTTTGGGTCTTTTTGGTATCTTTTTTTTGACCTATCATTATCTTTTATCCTAATAACATCAATATTTTCTTCTCGGTAATTTTTAACTTTTAATAATATTTTTTCCCGGTTATCAACATATTCTTTTCTTTTTTGGTCTTTTATTTTTTCATCGTTATTATCCCTATATTTTTTCCAAACTAAATAAGAACATTGTTTACATTCAGTTCTAAACCCATCTTTAGAATCTTTTCTTTTTCTAAAATTAGACAATTCTTTTTTAAGATTACACTTACTACAAACTTTAGTTTCCATTTTTAATATATTCTTTTAATAATTTATTAACAAGGGAAGATAAATTTATAGATTTATCCTTAAAGTATTGTGGTAATTCGGGGTCAAGAGACACCGCCAATTTTACTTTCTTTTTTTCATCTTCAACTTTTCTTCTTCCCATATTATATAAATACCATCAAATAATTAAAAAGTATAATTAT